ACGCCTGCCAACGCGGTATACTTGGGATTGCCCATGATGGCAACAACGGCTTTTGATAGCCGCTGCTCCTCTGTTAGATTTGCTTGAAACATCAGTTGTTCTCCTTACTTCTTGTCTGCTGAATACAAGTGGCTGTTCTTCATAGCCCACTCTGTAAACTTCTTGTTCTGCATGACCATTGCTTGCTTGCTGTACTTCGGTGCGCGAACACCATTAGCGAACAACGCTTGCGCCTCGGTGTCGAGACGTGGCAAGTAATCCATCCATGCGTTGAGCCAGTCTTTCTCCAACGCAGCCAGAGTTCTGTACACAACCATACAGATAGCGGCAGCACTGTCAGGAACTTTGGCGTTCTTCGGATCATCCTTGACCGACTGCAAACTAGGCAACTGATCTGCCAGTTTGACAAACGACATAAGATCCATCGCGCCACGATCACCAATCGTACCCATTAGCATGGAAGTCAGCGTCTGGTCGTCGAACGCCTCCCGCACTTTGAGAATGTCCGATGCCGCGTGAAGAGATCTTGGTGTGACAAAGGATAGTCGCTGCTGCTTCGGATGAAAGATGTATGGGTTCTCGTCTGGGTCTTTCACGTCCTCGAACGATGCCATCAACTGTGGATTGTCTTTGACCCAACCAAGCAAGGTCGCATCAATACCGTTGTTGATACCCCATTCGATCCAGTCCATATGATTGGTCTTACGTGTCTGCACCACAGTCAAACGATTCCGTGCGTGTGGTGGTAGCATGTCGCCCACACCCTCGCTACCTTTGTTTGTCGTTGCAAAGACAATGCTGTCTGGGTGTAGTGAATAACTACCAATTTTGCGCTCCAACATAAGACGCAGCATACCGTTCTTAACCGACGGATTGGCTTTACCGAACTCGTCCACCATCAAGATCACTGGTTGTTCAAGATGAACGCCCAACTCTTCGTTAGGTATCATCCGAACACACCCATCTGTTTCGATAGACTGTAACGATGGGATCATCAACTCACCTAGATCTTTCGTGGTGCAATCAAAGTAACATGGATTGAAGCCTGTCTGTTTAGCCAGTTCGTAAAGTACAGATGATTTGCCAGTACCCATATCACCTTGCAGCAATATAGTACGCATGTGACCGACTGCTTTAATTCCGTCAATGCACTGATCGAGTGATAGTGCATACATTTGTTGTGCTTGATTAGTCATTTGTTGTCCTCCATAGACGATTATATATCAAGTGATGGTAGTGCTTTGATCGCATCATCCACCGCTGCTTTAGTTTCGGCGCGGAAGTAATCATCCTCGCGCAATGCGTCAGGTGTTACACCCGACATGGCTTCTTCGAGATTGTTAGCCATAGCTGTCATCTGGCTAGATCCTGTCACGTTACACACACGCAACAGTTCGATCATATCAGTGACGTTAGTAACCAACGTGTCTCGAAAAATCTTTTTGTCCTCTTTGTCTGTATAGTCCAGACGATCCGACATACTGGTGAGCGATTTGTGCAGACGTGTCCACACATCATTCATAGCTGTACTGTACTGCTTGGTATAGAACTCGCTGTATTGCTGCTTGACCTCGGCGAGTGCATCGTTGCCAATGTCGATACGAAAATCACCTGCATCTGGTAGCGGCATGTAGTTGATACTGAACCCGAACTTACGCTCCAGATCTCCTGTAGTGGGATAGTCCTCACGTGAGAACAAGTCGCCAAGCTTCATCTGTACGTTTACCACCTCGTCGTTGTAGGTGTTGATGAACTCAGTAATCAATCGCTCGAACTCGTTCTGCATGTCGGTCATGGTCTGTTGGTACTTGAAGTACTGCGCTGTCGGTAACAGACGTAAGCCAGAGTTCGACCATGGCATTGTCATGTGAGCATGCGCGGCACGAGTTGCTGTCACGTGTTGTTGGATCGCTCGCAAGTTATTGCTGTCTGCGAGTAATGCTTTGTGGACAGACGCGACACCATCGTTCGCGTTGTTTCTGGTGGTCACATCTTTCGACGCTGCTTTGTCTTTCTTACGACCAGTCCAGTTAGATATGTTGACCTCGACTAGCATCGCTGATGATGCGAGTGTTGGTGCTTCGTTTGGTAGTGTTTCACTACTCTCGATTGTTGTATCCATTGCGTTCATGTTGTCCTCCATTGACCTAGTTTGAATACTTGTTGAGACCGAGTAAATCGGCTTTGTTAGTGACAAGGGTTGCCCCTTGCTTGTGAGCGATAGGTGCAATGCACCAAGCGGCTCTTTCTTTCTGAGCTTGGAAGTCGCCGCAGTCTAGACAGTAGTTGTAGCCTAGTTGCCGACGACGATAGTCGTAGTCGTTGCCGCATGACGGACAGGTCACTGTACGCTTTGCCATGTTGTCTCCATTTCTGTAGTGAATCACTACGGTTGATTGTTGCTAGTCACGTTGTCGATTACCTGACAACTGATATGACTATACCATATAACTTAGCAAATGTCAAGTTTTCGTGACTTATGGTTGTATAGCGTAGTGTATAAGGTAAAGTCCTTAGCTATCGTGGTGTATGGGTAAAGTTCCGTAATGTTCCGTTAGTGGTGTCTGTAAGTGCTTGTAATAAAAGCAATGTTCCAATGTTCCATTGTTCTGGGGTTATGAAGGGGGCAAAATGTGTGGCGAGGAAAGCGGAACATCGCAAAAAGAAGGGGGTCTCGCGTACGTACCCATAATTTTTTTACTAGGGACATTAGGAACATTAGGAACATTATAATAAAATCAATAACTTGCAGACCCCCCATTTTGGAACATTAGGGAACATTCTACGGAACATTATAAAATAGTAGTGAAACACTACGCGTTGTGCTGTGCCGCAAAGCTGCTTAGAGAACTGGTCTCCAAAGGGTAGTGAATCACTACACACAACAACATGTTGTCACATGGCACAGTTCAATTTGAATCCCCTGGCAAACGTGTGGCGCAGTGCTGCTTAGAGAACTGGCATCGAAGGGGTAGTGAAACACTACCCAAATAAAAGACACAAAAAAAGCCCAGAGCCGTGAAGCTCTGGGCGTTAGTATTAACCGATTGATTTGATCAAACCGTTTATGCATTTTACCAAATCATCTAGATCCATTGAGGAAGCAAAATCCTCAGTCTTTTGGATGCGTTTGATACAGTCGGATAGCGCGTCGATTACCATCATCTCTGGACTACGAGTTGTGGCATCTGGACCCGCTTTACCCGCGTCGATCTCGGCAGCAATGCGCTCACGTGTCTCAAGTTGTTTTTTGATATCACCGAGCACAGCGTTCGCTTGCCGCATCCAATAAGCGCGAGGCTGACCGTTTACTGTGGCATCGCCTGCCGCCTTGGCGCTCTTGCTCATTAACTCTTGCGCTTTCTGTGGGAAGCCTGAGTTGATAGCGTTCTTGGCGAACGTCCAGCTTTCTTCGGTCGCTGTTGATCCTGCCGATTTAGGCGAGATGCACATAGTAGAAACCCAGCCAGCGGATCGAATTGCATCGACACGTTTTAGTTTGTTAAGATCAGTCTTAACAGTTTCTTTAGCCCAGTCTCTTAATGATACGTGAACGACTTCGTTACATTTTGCTGTTACCGTTTCTTTAATATCTGTCATGTTGTTCTCCAATGTTGTTGACAGTTAATGTTGCGTCGCGGTGCGTCATTGCCTCGTGACAAGTTCTTTATACGTGTTTTGTAGTACCTTGTCTTATTATCAGACGCGCCAGAGTGTAAATAGTAGTGAATCACTACTTTTCTTGACCCCACCTACCCCCAACCCCCCCTCACAACAGCATGTACTATTTATCTATATAATAAAGATTTGCACGAAAATTTACGTTTCTAATGAGTTCGGTACAGAACAATGTAGTAATATCAATAGGTTAGCCTACCCCCCACCCCTTTTCGGCACAGTTCGTACCCCCACCCCCCTACATATTCAAAAAATATAATATGAGTCCCAGATTGATATATTGAAAAAATTTTTTATAATAAGCCAAACAAGGTGGGTAGAATGGCAATACATATTGAACCAGAGAAGGGTGTCGCTATGCGGCCCGAAACAAAACTAAAAGACCTTGCGGTTAAGGCAAGTGCAGCATCCGAGACTGCAAAGCACCTGCATGAGAACGGGTTAGAGATAAAGCCCAACAAAGAAGATAAGGACGTGGCAGCAGCATTAGCAGTGGCATATGCAGACAACCCTGACAAGACATCTAAGGCAGCAACGCCGAATCGGGTGGCGAACTTGACTCCCGCTACACTGGTCATGACAGATAGAATCTTAAAAGACTTTGGTCACTCTGTAGTCAAGAGTGCAACACAGGTACGGCATCTGGTTACAAATAAGCTGATCGAAGAGACAGAGAATCCAGACCCACGGGTACGCATCCGAGCTTTGGAGTTACTGGGCAAGATCAGCGATGTGGGATTATTTGCTGAGAAGTCAGAAGTAACAATCACACATCAGACAACAGATGATCTGAAAGACAGGTTACGTGAGAAACTTACGCGGCTTGTAAATCCTGAGCCAGTAGAAGAAGCCATCGTGATAGACGGCACACCCATAGACGTGGATAAAGAATTAGGGATAGATGATGAGTGACTTAGCTGTTCTAGCTAAAGACATGGACTTCTCGGATGCTGACATACAGCATATGTTGGACAATCTGGACTCGTTCAACTCTGATGAGTTGGCGGAGATCGACAAGATTGTTGATGAGCTATCTGTTCGCAACAAGAACAAAGTAGCTTACGATGACCTGATAGAGTTCTGTAAGAGAATGCAGCCTGACTACAAAGTTGGCAGACATCACAGAATACTGGCAGATCAGCTTATGGCACTGGAGGATGGGAGCAAAGACCGTGTCTGTGTGAACATACCCCCACGTCACGGTAAGTCGCAGCTTGTAAGTATATTTTATCCCGCTTGGTTTCTTGGTCGTAACCCAGGAAAGAAGGTGATGATGGTGTCACACACCACAGACCTAGCGGTAGACTTCGGGCGGAAGGTGAGAAACCTGATCGCTTCCGATTCGTATACAGAAATATTTCCTGATGTCTCACTTGCTGTAGATAGTAAGTCGGCAGGTAGATGGAACACAAACTTTGGAGGTGAGTATTTTGCGTGTGGTATTGGTTCTGCTCTTGCTGGTAGGGGTGCTGACCTCCTGCTCGTCGACGATCCCCATTCTGAACAAGATGTCATTAACGGAAACTTCTCTGTGTTTGAGAAAGCATATGAATGGTTTACCTTTGGTGCACGTACCCGTCTTATGCCAGGTGGTCGAGTAGCTATTGTACAAACACGTTGGCACATGGATGACCTTACGGGGCGTGTGACTAACGATATGGTGAAGAATGAACTGGCAGATCAGTACGAAATCGTAGAGTTTCCTGCTCTTCTGGACGCTGACGACGCCGATGGTAAGCCAATAATGAAGCCGTTGTGGCCTGAGTTCTTTGATTTGGCAGCTTTGGAGCGCACAAAAGCCTCTATGCCTGCATTTCAGTGGAACTCACAGTACCAACAGAAGCCTACAGCCGAAGAAGCGTCGATAGTTAAGCGAGAATGGTGGGGGATATGGCCTCATGACCAACCTCCGCACGTAGAATATGTGATTATGTCGCTTGATGCAGCCGCAGAGAAGCATAATCGCGCCGATTACACCGCATTAACCACGTGGGGAGTGTTTTTTAACGAAGATGAGAACGCACACCACCTAATTTTGCTAGATTCTATCAAAAAACGGCTAGAATTTCCCGAATTGAAGCAACTTTCTATGGATGAGTACACAAAATGGGAGCCAGATGCGTTTATTGTGGAGAAAAAATCCGCAGGGACGGCTATCTACCAAGAAATGAGGCGTATGGGGCTACCTGTACAGGAGTATACACCCCACCGTGGCACGGGTGACAAGCTTGCAAGGCTAAATTCTGTAGCAGATATCATTGCATCGGGTATGGCATGGGTTCCATCCACCCGTTGGGCTGATGAACTGGTCGAAGAGATAGCGG